CGACAGACTTTTCAAGTCTGATTGTTATGTTAACTGGGTATGGTGATACTCGAGCTCGGACATACTCGAGTGCCTTGTTAGTTTAGGCGCGGCGCAATAACCGCAAACTTCGAAGCACCATGTGGGGTGTTAAGGATCGTACCATACGACTCCTCGGAGAAACTACGCAATTACGCGTTAGAGTAGGACGGACAGTCCGGCTGGATCATTGGCTCCCCCAACGGGAGACATTCAGCCCATGCACACGGGGATTCCTCACCGTAAGAATGAGGACGCATCACGCGAGAGAATAGACCAGAGTGTCCGGAACTGTGATTTGGAATTGTACCTGTGCTCCCATACGTGGGAAAAGCAGACGATGTTCAGATACATGTTACCGCAGCCCAGCCCCAAAGTATCGCCATGATGACAATAATTGAGGCAGGCGGGCAGGAGGGGTCAGGTCCTGTGGACCCAACAACTAACCTGGCAGGGAAACGGAAAGTGACTATATCTACTATGTCACCAGAAACAAGCCAAGGACCCTCAACGGGCTCGAGCGTGAGTACTCGAGTGGACTTATCCCCCAACAAAGGGATATCAGCCGGTCAACCGGTGGGTGTCAAACAAGATACGAAGGGTTCTCTCCCTCTCGTTGTTGCACCCAAGCACCTTAGCCTTGTAGACGAGGCTCTCCGGGCTGCGTTTCCTCTTGGACTGCAATTTATTGTGGAAAAAGGGGTGGCATCTGGCCTGGAGTTGGTATTAACCCGCATATTAGCGGATCCGGACCTCTTCGTGAACGATGGGGGTTTGGAGGTCAAGAGACCCGGACCAAAAGAGTTCAATAGATGCGTAGCTGCTCAAAAGGCGGCCGTGGTCGATGTGGATTCTCTGGGTGTTCCTGGCCTACTACCTGGGACGACCGACAATCGGGCCCAGATCGGGTCCGATGGTAGTCTACAGGTCCTGCACTATAGTGAAGCCGAAGAACAGCCTGGCGAGTTCATCAGGCACCTGAATAAGGTGCTTGAGGGACGTTGCCGGTTCGAGGATTTCTCTAAGAGATGGTGCAGACGGCTCGCACATGTGTATGTACAGGCGTGTATGGCGAAGACACGGGAGGCAGGTTTATCCTTGGCTCTGTGGTGTGCCAGTTTGGATTTGGTGTGTGACACCTCTGATAACTGGTTCAAAAGGTTCTTGTTCAAGAGCTTCTTTGACTTCCTCACTGACCGTTACGAGGTACGGATGAAGTTTCTCACTGCTTTAGTGCAGGCGCGGAAGCTTGATGAGTGGCAAGTTCTGCCACCCCGTCCCTCTTGGATTTCTATTACTGACTCCCACTTTCTTGGTGGGGGAACATACAAGGACTTTGAGACCCTTACGGCTCGGTCCCGGCGTGCAATTGCCAGTTGGCAAGTACACCGGTTGGTAATATTGAATTCGGTAACGAGTCTTAAAAAGCGACAACCCCCAATCCCCGATATAAAATTAGCAAAGGCGACTCGTGACTGGAAGAAGGCACTCTTTACTGAGCGCCCCCTTCAACCAGTCCCACATAGAATCTTGAAAGTTTCGCTCACTTCAGGTGAGACTCGAGAGGTTTCCGCGACTACAGAACCCGTGGTATTTCAAAAAGGGCCAAGTGAGGCCCTTCCCAAAAGTTTACCAACGGGTCCAGAGTGGGCTATTGTCAAGAAGAAGGTCGATGAGATCTTGGATATGATGATACCCAATCTGAGAAAGCGGTGTGTGGCTCTCCCCTCCCTCAGTACGAGGGCGAGGCTAGACTCAAAGTCCTCAGCTGGTGGCATGTTTGGCGTTCTGAAGAGGTCGCTTGACCCGTCCTTACATCTCCCCCCCTGGCTAGAACCGTCGACAGCTCTCCCCACTCAGATCTTCAACCTGGGTCGTTTCGAGAAGTTGTCGGGTTTTGATCGAACCGAACTGTTCGGTCTTGTCCCCGAGGCTACGAGGCTGCTTTACGAGCAGTTTAGTTACCGACCGGATGACTTGATCGTGCAGGGCGTCGCACTACCTGAACCTTTTAAGGTCCGGATGATCTCCAAGTCTGTCGCTGTCTCTTATTGGACAATCACTGGTGTTCAGAAGCTTTCCCACGAAGCTCTGCAGGCCATTGCTGGTTTCCAACTCACCCGTGAGGTGGTTGGACGCGATATCTCTACGCTGCTGAACCTTTCGATGCCCAACCCCACTTTAGGTGGAGTAGGGGGTCGTAGTGTTCTTCCAGACGAAGAGGAGGACTCATCAGATCACCTCTGGGCAGTCTCAGGGGACTACACAGCTTCAACTGACAATTTGAATCCCGATTTGAGCGAGTATATCGTTGCAGGCATTTCTGGCCGTGCCAACTTTTCTCCTCATGTTGCGGAGCTCTTCCGAGCATCACTCACGGAGCACTTTCTTCCGACCGAAAGGGAGGAGATTGATGCTAAGAGTAATTTCATACCTCTCGATTATACTGCCGTTCCGGCGGAAACGATCGATATCATAGAGGACCTTACGGCCAAGTTTGGCGAAGGAGGGTTTTGTTGGGATGACGTCGCAGCCGCGATGGTCGATTCGAAGTTGATTGGTCTCAAGAGTCGTAGGGGCACCAAGCATGAAGATCTTAGTGATTATCTGAAGACGGAGAAACAAGTGGGGAAACGAGTCAAGCAGGCCAGCGGTCAGCTTATGGGCTCCCCCACTTCGTTCCCTGTACTGTGCATTGCCAACATGGCTCTCACGTGTGCAGCTCTTGAGATGGTTGAAGGTCCCGGCTCTCGCCCTATTGGTTCTAGTGGTGTTGAAGTGAACGGTGACGATGTTGGATTCGTCGCAAAGAGAGAAGCCATTTTGTCTTGGCAACGGTTGACAACAACCTTTGGTCTCTCACCGTCTGTAGGGAAGAACTTTGTGAGTCGTGAGTTCCTTCAACTCAACTCAAAAATGTTCCGGATTGAGTCTTTCGACTCTCCACAAGAGTACACGATTCGTTATCCGATCGAGGATCCCACTAAGTGGGTGACCGAAATGAGAACGTCTTTGTGGGTCCTTGTTCCCTGTCCTTCTTTGGCTGTTTTGGCCCCTCCTCGCCCGGTTCCATTCTTAGAATGGGTCGGTGTGGGGGCGGGCCTTCAGAACAAGTTTTTGGAGGGTTTTGACGGTGATGATGCCGATCGTTTGAATCAACTGTGGTTAGAGACGTGGTCTCAG